ATAGGATTTCTCCTTACCCGGAATGGTTTTCAGGCCATTTTCTGCACTAGAACCCGTTCAGTGTACGTTCTTGGCTGGCGTTGCCTCACGCAGTAGACCTTAGGGTTTCGGACGCGGCGCGCTAACTGTTACATGGTAGCAGGGTCATCCAAGGATAACTCTGCTAACCTAGATTTCATTTCGCCTCGACATACTGGACCGCAATGGCCGAGTACGTCGAGGAGACTCCGAGAAGTGGGTGCAAGGTGCGCGAGCGCACTATACATCCCACCCCAAGTTAAGTCAAGGGCGTCCGATCTTTCGGTTTGTCTCTTAAGCACCGCCTTCCAGCGGCGCGAAAGAGCACCTAAAAATCGGCCCTTCGATATAAATGTTGGCTCCGACCCTAGCTCTAAAAGAGCAAGGGCCGACCTAGCCGATCCTTCGATGATGGGGAGGTGAACACATGGTTTCGCCACTCCAGATCGATATTCAATCCTCGATAAGATCTTTGACCATTTCTGGCCAAAGGGCTTTTGAGGCATATAAGAAGTTGGGTCCCGGGCGATTCCTTTATCAAGGTTTCCCCAAAAGATCCGACGAATTAGAGCGGGAACTAGGCTGTTTGGCGACTCCGGAGGGAGCCCCAAACCGCCCAGTTCACGCGGTAATGACCACCTTATGCCCCTTTCTTTTGCAAAGATAAGGGCATCTCGGTTGGAATATCGAGCTACAGTCCACACGCGGTGCCGGGAAACACCGCGACGGATTGCTTCGCTCATGCATGTTGCGAGGTTATCGTACAAGTTTCCCTTAGAGGAAACATGCACGAAACCTCGTATACTCATTGACGGTTTGAGGAAGAGTCCATCATCGCAGAGTTCGTATAGACCCTCGCAAAAGGTTCCGTACGAAGCTGCTTTGAAGGACTTTCCCTCATTGACTGTCATTCCGGTGGCAGCCATTAGAGTTTTATAGAAACTCCATTGGCAAGGCCTCCAATAAGCGATCATGTCGTCCCCCTTGAGCCAGAAAAGCCCAAGAGGGTCGACGCGTTCGCAAATGATTAAATGCGAGAGAGAGAGAAGCGTCCATGAAGCTGGAAGGCCCATGAACGCCCCTCTCTTTACCTCGTATACATCGGAATTCTCATCGATGACTTTCATATTACTGAAAATCAATGATGAAGGAAGTTCCAAAAACCTGCAGATCCACGATAGCCACTCATGGGATAAACCATCAGTTGCTTTCGAAAGATCCGCTGAATAGACCCACCGTTTTCCAGTTTCATCAGCTTTACGCCGATCAAATTGGAGAACAGGTGGAAGGAATTTAAGGGCTTCGCCACCGCCACGTCGAGACGTGACAGCGTCGAATAGCGCCTTCCTAATTCTGTGGGCAGACCCGACGACACGCGCGTCGGATACTGTAACCATGCGAACTTTTCCAGGTTCCTTCACAGCTACCACCCTTGAGGGGGCGATAGGGAAGGGGTTTGTACTAGGTTCTAGTAGGTTTTCATTTCTTCGTTGGAGAGCTTTCGCTCTCCGCGGAGATTTGAACCATTTATGAGTAGGGTCAAGGAGGGGAGCGTCCGGCTCAAGAGTCGAATGCTCCATAGCGTACTTAGTACGCCCTCCTTCCTTACAACTATATTGCGCACAGGCAGAACTCCCGATAAAATCGGGAACTTTGTTTGTATAACGCTTTGCTTTACGACGTAACCGCCTAAGCCAACTTTTAGTTGCCTTTGGCAGTTTGTCCCATAAATTTTGAGAAGTTCGAGGAATCCCTGAAAACTCCTTTGGTCGGGGTTCAGCCGAGGCTTTACCCCAAACCTTAGGAGCGGGCTTTCTCGCAACTTCATGCCACTCTCGTGTAGCAGCGGCTACCTCCTTACCCGTGGGTAGGGGGAGTGCACGCTTTACACAAGAAACTTGGAACAATTGTTCGGGGCGGCAATGATACCCGCTCGGAATGATTATTCCTGAAATATTCGGTATGTTCTTCTGAACGCCCTGACCGTTTAAGGCCCGAGCCCTCGCAAGAACACACGCAGCTTTAATTTGCCCGAAGACGTCTTCCACGGAAGACTTCCTCAGTTGCTTATTCAGGTGGTTGAAGAACCTTATCTTCTGATAAGAATCTTTCTCCCACCCTACTGCAAGAAAAGTACATTCGAAAGCTCTACGGAGCTGACGATAATACTTTCGCATTGTTTGCGTCCTAGTCGGAGTGGATTTAGAAGCCACACCGTCTTTAGTGGGTCGCATTACGATGCTAGGGTCGTTTTATTTCAACTTCC